TCATGCTGCCCGCGCCACCACCGAGACAGCCATCGCAAAAACGTCAGGCCGTCCAATGGGATATGGGACGCTTGCTCTGACACAGAGCATGCGCGCATGAGTCAATGTCTCCGCAGGCTGGTATAAGCCACAGGATTTGGACAGCGCGTCGAGCCCGTAGTCGCGTCGGTTTTCGTTGGTCAGTGTCGCAAGCGCGGCCAGCTCCTCGAGCCGCTCGCCTGGCGGCATGCGAATGCCCGCTTCGGTGCGAAACCAACCCCAATCGAATGGCCCGTTGTGAGTGATGAAGCGAAGATCGGAGGCGACGTGATCCTCGAGCCAACGATAGATTTGCTCGGGCGCGAAATTCTGCGTGTCGGGATGGCGTATCGGGAAATAGAGCCCGCGCCCCTGCCCGTTAGCGCGATAGGCCACGCTGATGCCGCACACATGCCCGTCGCCCCACGGCCAACCCGATCCGCGGTCGGTCGCCAGTCCGTTGTCCCTTTCCTCGCTGTCGATCGCAATGAGACCGACGCGCCGAAGATCGGGCAGCTCGCTGGGGACACACCAGTCGGTTTCCATGTCGGCACCTAGTACGGAATGCTGTCGTTGAACTCCGGCCGACCCCACGGGACCATGCGGCGCAGGTTGCCATCGTAGTTCTCGCCGCCGATGCGATAGCCGATGATCCGCCAATATCGGTCACCATCCGGCGCCACGCGGATGTGCGTCACCCCTGCCAGCTCGTCCTGGCGCTGCAGTGCTTCATCAATGGTGCGCGGCACTGGCGTGCTGCCGCTCAAGGCTTGCCAGAACCGTTCGGCTTGGGCGCGGGCATATCCGGTGTGTTGGAGGCACACCCACTTCGCAAAGTTCTGCAACCCACATTGAAAGGTCACCCGCAGCGATGGGATTTCTTTGTGGTGATAGCAATATTCGATGTCTTCGACCTCGAGCCAATCGGACAAGAAGCGTGGCAGACTGAGAATCGACGCGGTGTCGGCGTAGGCGGCATGCTTCGGCTTCTCGTTGCGTGGGAATTCATAACCGCAGCTCGTGCACTGGGTCGCGGCCAGCAATATGATTTCATCGCATTCCGGACAGACTTTGGTCGGCACCTCGCCGTCTCTGCTGCCCTTGTGCTTGATGCGGACACTGTCCACCGGACCGAGGCGACGGACGTTGCCTGCGAAGTCCAGCACGAGGCAATCATCTTTGCCGTTTGCCTTGCGCGTACCGCGGCCAACCTGCTGAATAAGGAGCCCAGCACTGCAAGTCGGACGCAGCATCGCAATGAGATCGACCTGCAGAACGTTGAAGCCGTAGGACAGGACATTGACACTCACCAGCGCGGTCAGTCGGCCGGCGCGGAACTCTTCGATAATCTGGACACGCTCTTGGTCCGGAGTCTCGCCGAGCACCATCTCAGTATTGATGCCGCGAGCACGCAGCGCGTCGCGAACCAGGTCGGCATGGGTGACGCCGACGCAGTAGATCAGCCAGGCCCGGCGCTTGCCCTGGTAGGTGGCGATCTCGTCGCAGGCCAACACAACCGCGTTGTCGCGAATCGCCGCGGCCTCGAGCTGCTCGGTAATGTACTCGCCACCACGCTTGCCGACTCCGGTGACGTCGATCGTCGCCGCCTTGGTTGTCGCCTTGGATGACGGCGGTACCAACCAGCCGTCGCGGATCGCTTCGCCAATCGTGTACTCAAAAACCAGCTTATCAAACAAATGCCCTTCGCCTTCGCACAGGTGCCCGGAGTCCAATCGAAAAGGCGTCGCGGTCAGTCCGACAGCACGAAGGTCGGGTACGAAACCGCGCAAACTGTTCAGGGTGGTGTGGTACATTCCCTGTTCGCCGTGCGGGATCAGGTGAGCTTCATCGACGATGACCAAGTGGCGTTCGCCGAGCGCCTTCGGATTGCGATAAATCGAATTGACCGTGGCAAACAGAATTGGTGCGTCGGCGTTGCGGAAGCCGAGCCGGTCGCAGTTGATGCCGATCGGCGCCGCCGGCCAGATACTCCGCAGTTCAAGAATGTTCTGCTCGAGCAGCTCGCGATTGGGCGCGTTCACCAGCACGCGCATGGTCGGATAGTCGGTCAGCAATTGCTTGATCAGAAATGCGATTACTACGGACTTGCCGGTACCCGTCGCCATCGCGATCAGCGGGTTGCCACCGCCGTTGCGCCAGAAGACAAACAGCTCGCGTAGTGCGTTTTCCTGATATCGGCGTAGTGTGAGCATGTGCTAGGAGTGAGCGGCGATCGCCGACGTGGAGCCAGCGATCGTCCTCACGGCGATCCATCACTTCTGATCCCAAGGACGATCACCTTTCGGCGCCGAGCTTGGTGTCGGATTGGTTGGCGCAGCCCCGGAAGCAGATGGGGTGAAGCGTCCGCGCTTGGGCTCGTAGTCCTGCGGCCGTACCGCGTTCACGCGGTTGCCATCCGGATACAGCCCTTCGGGGTCGCGCTTGATCCCGACACGGATTTTGACGGGCTTGTACAGGAGTACGCCGATGTCCTGCGTCGGTCCGGTGACGCCGCAGGCGAGGTAGACGTCGGTCATGAGCCGTTGACCGATCTCGACCGCCTGTTGGCTTGCGTTGTGGATCGTGATGTTCTGATAAATCTTACGGTGCAGATAGTCTCCTTCGAGGATTTCGAAGACCGTAAGCAGATAGTTGCCATTCCCGTTTGCAGCGTCGCATACCCCGGCCTCGACGATGTGAGCGAGGTACCATCCCACGGGAACGGGCTGGGGGCCTTGAGTGCCCTCATGCGCGCCCGGATCGAACATCTCGGGCAGTTGGTCGTGATAACTCTCAACCATTGCCACTCTCCATGTTTTCCGATGTCACCATTTCGGATGCCATCATTGCAGTTTCAGGTGCCGCAGTAGTACGCACACTTCCCGCTTGCGGCTGCGGGGTCGGGAAGAACTTGCCGAGCGTCGATTGGTAGTCGAAGCGCAACGGGATCATGATTCGCTCGGGCATGCCGAACCGATTTTTCGCCGTGAATGCCGGTCGCGGTTCGCAGTGCAGCCAGCGTGTATTGCCGCCGTCAGCCCGTGCTCGAGTTTTTCCGAAGCCGCTTTGCTCACTCTTGATGACGATGTCGGTTGCAAGAAATCCGATCAGGTCGGCGCTGTCCTCGACCAGTCCCCGTGCCCGCTTGTGCAGTCGAAGCGAATAAGCAGAGTAGGCATTACAGCGCGGGTCATTGATCATGATGATCTCGCTATGCGCGATCATCACGATGGTCATGTTTCGATTGCGTCTCAGCCAATTGCAGGCACGGAGGGGATCAAGCCAATAGCGATCAAGTTCAACGTAACCTTTTCCGAAGCCCGGACTTTCAATTGAGGTATAACCACGATCAGCACACAAGGCAGCCTGCACAAGCGGTTCGAATGCATCGAGGCTGTCGATGACTAATGTGCGATAGTCGTGATCCTCTTTACCGAGATATGTTAGTGCTTCGATGACACTGGGATAGCTTTCGCACAATCCGAAGGTTTCGAGTTGAACACCGATCGGGCAACCATCTTCAGTTTGGATGACGATTGGCCTCGGAAAATTCAGCGCTAATGTTGTCTTGCCAATGCCGGGCTGGCCGTGGATCACGATAATCGGCGGTAGCTTTGCGCTAGTCTGAAAAGGTTTCATGATGTCCTCCATTACCCCTGTCGCCCCGAGCATCGGCTCCGCGGGGTCGCCCAACAGCTGCTGCGCAATATTCCATATCTGTGTGTGACCATGGGCTCTCCGGTTTCAGTGAACGGTGTTGGTCGGCGCCGACTCCGTGGGCGCATCGGCGCCGCGTAACTGGCGCTGGACTTCTGCGCGCCAGGATGCAGGTGCCGCGTCGAGAAATTCCTGAAGCGGGATGTCATCAAGGAAGCTCTGCCGCTGCTGGAAGGAAGCCGACGCCCAAGAGTGGCTATCGAGCGGTGGGATCTTTTTCACCGCCGGCGGCGACTTCCTTGTCGCCGGCGGTGCTGGTGGCGTCGACGAGTGCGCGGCGCGCTGCGCCCGCAGCAGCGCCAGGTCGCGCCCACGGGAAAGCGTCATGAACCGCTCG